GTTCATTGGAAGGTCAGGCGGCTTATTGGAAGAAGTATTATAATACAGAAGGTGGAAAAGGTGACCCCGAACATTTTATTGAATCAGTTAAAAAATGGATGAGATAAATGGCTGACGATATTAGAAAATCTAGTAAATATGATGAATATTCTCATAGAGCCATGAAGATGAGAGAGGGTATGGAAAGACCTAATCTTGATAAATCTGGAAAAAGAATAGGCGAGTCGACACATATAATGGCAACAGAAAAGATAGATGATAGATGGGTTTCATTCCCTACATTATTTCCTCATAAGGAAAAACCTAATAGGTGGGTTGATTACTCAGGCGGCCAAGATGAGAAATTAAAAGGTCGAGGGGCTGATATACATGGAGCTTATTTAGAAGCTGGAAGACGTGGTGAAAGATTTGAATTTGGTCAAGACAAAGAAGCAGCTTTGAAATTTGGAAAAGGAAGTTGGAAACCTAAATAATGGCAAGAGTAACAAATAAGAAAAGAGCACAGGTAAACAAACAACTTTGGGAAAGAGCCAACAATAGCCACAGACAACGGTGGCAGACTCTTAGCCAAAAGGGTTTTGACTTTTATCTGAACGAACAACTCTCTAAAAGAGAGATTGATTCATTAGAAGAAGCCGGTATGCCTACATTCACAATCAATAGGGTAACTCCAATTGTTGAGATAATGAAATACTTTGTAACTGCTAATAACCCAAGATGGAAAGCAGTTGGAGCAACAGGCGATGACGTAGATACGGCTCAGGTACATTCTGATATTGCAGATTATTGCTGGTACTTGTCAAATGGGAAGTCTTTATATAGTCAAATAGTATTAGATAGTCTAACCAAGGGTATTGGATATTTTCTTGTGGATGTTGATAAAGATGCAGACAGAGGAATGGGGGAGGTTAATTTTAGTAGAATTGATCCATATGACGTATACGTTGATCCAGCTAGTAGGGATTTCTTATTCAGAGATGCGACCTTTGTAATGATTAGAAAGAACCTGTCAAGGTCAAGTTTAATAAATATGTTACCTGAACACGAAGCAAAGATAAAACGGGTAGCTAAAAGTACTGATGTTGTATCATATTCACAGAGAGATACTGAGGAATCTTTCAGTATACAGCCAGAAGATATTACAATGGGTGTTAATCTAGACGCTGAAGACGATGATGTAATTCCATATTACGAAACATATTCAAAGAAAAAGTTTGCATATAGAAATGTTTTTATAAGAGTAACTCCACCACCTGCTGAACTGGCAGTTATAAAAGAACAGGTGGAAGAAAAGATTAGCGACTTCCAAAAGGAAATTGAAGTAGGTCTAAAAGAGAAAGAACTTCAGTTACAACAGGCCGTTGAAGCTGGTGAAATAATACCTGACAGAGCACAACTGGAGATGGAAAAGGCTCAGAAGATGGCTGCTCAGGCAATAGAAGAACAACGAATGCAGTTAATGTCAGAAGCTCAAGATGCTGCAACTATTGTAAAACAGCGTGTGATGAGTGAAAAAGATTATCAGATATTAATTTCTAGCAATGAAGCTAAGAATAATGTTGTTGATGCTATAAAATTCTATGAGAATAGAATTGTATTGACATGTACTGTTGGTGATGATGTGTTTTTATATGAGTACACATTGCCAATTAGTGAGTATCCAATAGTTCCAGTTCCATATATGTATACTGGAACACCATATTCAATGAGTGCAGTTATACCTCTTATTGGTAAACAACAAGAGATAAACAAGGCTCATCAGATAATGTTACATAATGCAAATTTAGCCTCCAATCTAAGATGGATGTATGAAGAAGGCTCAGTACCTGAAGAAGAATGGGAACAGTATTCTTCATCACCGGGGGCATTATTGAAATACAGACAGGGATTTACTCCTCCGACTCCTGTATTACCTGCTCCAATCAACAACGCTTTTTATACAATTACTCAAGAGGGTAAGGCTGATGCTGAATATATAAGTGGTGTTCCTTCAGCTATGATGGGATTTACGCAAGAGCAACCTGAGACTTATCGTGGATTACTCGCAAATGATGAGTTTGGAACAAGAAGATTAAAGGCTTGGATGGGTTCCATAGTAGAACCTTGTTTAGAACACTTAGGTAAATGTTTTCAAATGATTGCTCAAAATCATTATTCAATAGAGAAAGTATTTAGGATTGTTCAACCAGAGGCAGGCCAATCACCACAGGAACAGGAGAAAGAAGTAAGAGTTAATATACCGATTTATAATGATTATGGTGCGGCTATAGGAAAATATAAAGATTATGCATCTGCAAGATTTGATGTAAGAGTTATAGCTGGAGCTACAATGCCTGTCAATAGATGGGCTTTACTTGAGGAATATTTTAAATGGTTTCAAGCAGGATTGATTGATGATATTGCCATGATAGCTGAAACAGATATAAGAAACAAGAAGGGTATAGTTGAAAGAAAGTCAATGTATGCACAAATGCAGTCACAGATTTCTTCAATGGAAGAGTCTTTAAAAGATAGCGAAGGAACAATTGAAACATTGGAACGTCAACTTGTGCAAGCTGGTATTAAGATGAAAGTAGGCGAAGCAGGTAATGAAATAAGAAAGGACGTTTTAGAGACAGAATCCCAACAAAAACTTCTGAGAGGTATGCTTAAGTCGGAATTTGAAAAGATGAAAGTAGAGATGAAGGCAAATCTTTCTAGTGAACAGAGTAAAAAAGAGTAGTTTGGTTTTAAATACTTTTTTTTATAACTTACAAAGAGTGAAAGGAAACAACTTATGAGTGAAGAACAAGTAGGTAACGCTTTAGAAGCCCCCGAAAGTAACGGTGCTCAGACCAACGTAGACCCAATGCCTGAAGATTTTTTTGAAGCTTTAGACAAAAGTGTTAATGCTGGTATTTTAGACGAACCTTCGCAGTCAACCTCGGATAATAATAGTGATAATACACTGGCGAGCCCAAGTGAAGTTCAACCGCAGGTTTCTACTGATGTAGAAACAATAAAGAAAAGGTATAGTGATTCAAGTAGAGAAGCAAAAAGACTCAATGGAAAGCTCCAAGAGCTAGAGCCTTATATGCCGATCCTTGATGCTATGCGAGACGACCCCAATTTGATTGCGCATGTTCGTAATTATTTTGAGGGTGGTGGTCAAACGCCTGAAAATATGGCAGAAAAACTCAACCTATCAGAGGATTTCGTGTTTGACGCTGATGAAGCTTTTTCTACTCCACAATCAGATTCTGCGAAAGTGCTTGGTGCTACAATTGATGGCATTGTTCAGCGCAGGCTTGGTAAAGCCTTGCAAGGACAAAAGTCAGAAAATCATAAATTAGCAAAGGAAACCTCTTTTCGTCAAAAACATGAATTATCAGACGAAGAATGGGAAACTTTTGTTGATTTTGCGAAGTCCAAATCACTTGAATTAGATGATATTTATTATTTAATGAATCGCAAAAATCGGGACGAGAAAATAGCTGATAGTACAAGACAGGAAATGCACGATAAAATGCGTGAAACGCAAGATCGTCCAAATTCACTTGCTACCACAGGCGGAACACAGGTCGAAAAATCAACTGACGACCGAGTATTTGATACCATATTAGGTGTTGACAGTCAATTTGACGAGGTTTTTGGGTAAAACTAAAAACCTTTAACGATTAACTAAGAAGGAGTAAATCATGGCTGATTTATTCTCACTCGAGGCAACCGCTGATATTGGCGCTGGTGCTGCTGGGCCGCGATTAGGCACATCACTTGACACTGGTGTTCTTCGCAGGAAATACGATTTTGGAGATAGAGTTTCTGAACTATCAATAGCTCAAGACCCTTTCTTCCGAATGGTATCTAAAGTTGGGAAGAAACCAACGGATGACCCCGAGTTTAAATTCACAGAAAGACGTCCTTCTTTTCATAAACGGTATGCATATATTGTAGCTCATCATGCAGCATCTTCCGGTCAACATAGTGCTGTTGATACTGAAGCAACTGCATCTGCTGGTCTATTAAATGCCACAGATGAACTATGGTTACTTATGGGTACTGATTATGATTATAGAGGAAATGTTGGCAACAGATTTGGACAAACATCCAATGATGAAGTAAAAGTTGGTGACAACTATACTATGCCTAAGTTCTTTCTAGAGGATCAGGTGGTTAAGTTAAATCTTGGCGCCGATGGTGTCCCTGGAACACAAACAGAGTATTGCCTTGTAAAGGTAGTCGAAGTAGGAAATACGGTTGGAACTGATGAATATCAGAATATTAAAGTAAGAGTAGTTAGAGAACCTGCAAGTGTTGGTTCTAATCTTGACTTTTGTTCTTATTCATCTGCTTCAGCATCACTAGATAATGTATCAATAGCTAGCGACAGTATTTCAAGTGTTCTTGAAGCTAAGAGATGTTATGTAGTAGGTTCTGCTCACTCTCAAGGCTCAGGTTATCCTGAAACATGGAAAGATCAACCTTTCTCAACTGGATTCGGACGCACTCAAATTTGGAAAACTGCAATGGCAATGGATAACACTACACGTGCTACCGTGCTAAAGTATGAACCAAATGAGTTTGCTCGTGTTTGGAAGGAAAAGCTGGTCGAACATAAGTGGGATATTGAACAGAGCATTCTGTTTGGTTCTCAGTATGATTCAGGCGACGAATGGTACACACAAGGTGCTGTTGATTTTATTTCAAGTTATGGTAATGTGTTTAGCTTGACACACGCAAGTAAGACACAAGACGATTTCTTGGACGATCTTAGCAACTTCCTTGATCCACGTCACAACAATGCTAACGCATCATTGTTCTTTGTAGACACAGCAACATATAACTGGCTCCATAAGTTGAGTGGATATTTCTCTAATAATCTTGAAATATCTCCAAACTTTAGAGCAGATATGTCGTTGACTTCTAAAAAGAAGGCATTTGGAGTAGATATTACTGTTATTTCAACACCTTATGGTGATATGAACGTAGCACGTAATATTCACTTAGATAGTCATCCGATCAAAATTCTAGCTGTCAATATGAAGTACTGTTCATACAGACCTCTTGTTGGTAATGGCTTGAATCGTGATACGGCTATCTATGTAGGTGTTCAAACCTTAGAGAACAGTGGCGTTGACCGTAGGGTTGACTTAATTCAAACCGAAGCTGGGATGGAATGGCAGATGCCAGAAGCCCATGCTTATTGGTCGTAGGAGGTATAGATAATGAGTATACCTTTATATGGACAAAATAAAGACGGTGATGCACTAGGTAGTGTATCCCTTAGTCGTGGTTATACGAAAATAACTGCAGGAATAACCCTTGATGGGTCAGAAGGTGGTGTGATTCACATTGCTGATACTGATGCTTGTGCTATTGTTCTTCCTACAATCACGGCAGCTTTAGATGGTCTTGAATACAAGTTCATTATGGCTAACGATGCAGGCGGAAGTATTACCATAACAGCAGCAGACCAAGTTGGCGATTTCTACCAAGGAACTATAGCAGTTCATTCGGTAGACGCTGATGATGGATTTGCAGCTAATGGTAGTTCTAATAACATTATCACTATGAA